GTAGCGAGCTTTTACTTTTCGATAACATGCGTCTTTTGGCATTTTTCTTCCTTTTCATAGGGGGTTTGCTAATTTGCTTACCCATCTGTGAACGGCCCATAGCCATTAGAATAGTTGTTCCATACCAGCCGCTGCAACTATTAATATAGCGATACCCCATAGCCTAGTATCAAGACGTTTTAGTTGGTCCTGTATATCGGCGTAACGCTTATCACAAGAAGCTTCATGCTTTTCTAATTGCTTCAAAACATCTTCTGGGGTCATTAACACTTCCATCTTTTTCTAGCCTGTCTCAAACGGCTGTTTGGATTTTTAGCTGCTTTAGGGAACTTCTTCATTTGCCCAGCAGAACGAGCGCAAAAAGACTTTCTACGCTTTGCCGCTTTGCTTCCGGGCTTTACTTTGCCCGTAACCGCTGTCTTGAGCTTGCTGCCGGGATTTTTACGTCTATATGCCGCAACCCCAGCTTTAGTCATTCCCGCCCCAGATTTAGTGGGGCGGAAGTTCTTTTTGTTGCGCGGAGGCATCTTCCCTTTGGAACTAGCCATTATTTTCTCTACGACAAGAAAATGGTTAATTGATTGCTAGAACCAGTGAAGGCAGAGACAAACGCACCGCTCGTAGCAAGAATACCGTCATCTGGAATGTTCAGATGGTGCATCCCTGTCGGAAACGTTTGCGTAATCAAAGTTTCACCAGAAGCACTGCCATTCTTAATCGTAAAAGCACCAGCCGCATTTGCAAAAATTACAATTTGACGAATGCGAGAACGAGCCGGGCCTACAACGGCAGCAGAGTCTCCTTGAGTATGATTAAAGGCTCTTACTGGACCAGCCATATCTGCCTCCTACTACGCGAGGTTGTTGTTTTGCTGATACAGAATTGTAAAGCGAACAAGACCTGCGTTTGTTGCAGCGGAACCAGTTACAGTCAAACGAATATCTGATGTCCCTGTATCCTGCCACGCCAAAGCTGCGCCTGCCTCAGTGGTTGGGTACTTGCGACCAGCAGTTGTGCCAGATGCAAAAGTATTCAAGATTGTAGCCGCTCCACCCGCAGTGTCTCCAACACTAAGATTGGTTGAAGTATTGGCTGCTGTAATAACATCAATAACACAATCAATGATTTGAGAATTTGCTGGGATGACAACATCAGTAACTTGTGCTGCGACTGCGCCGCCAGAAAGATCTACTGAAAATGTTTGAGCCATAACAACTTGACCTACGTTAGCAACATCTGTTCCAACAGTGGTTCCAGTTGTATTTTTAATGGTTCCGGCCTTAATAGGACCAGAGAAAGTAGTTGTAGCCATGCTTATCTCCTGTCGTGGCTAGTGTCAGACTCACAATGAGTCTGTCAGGGATTAATCTATTGTACATAAAAAAAGGGCGACTGTGAAGCCGCCCTCTCTTAAAAGAAACTCCAAGAGTTTCCCTCAACAATTTTTCTATTATGCACCCGGTGAACCGAATACGCAACGTGGATCTGAGAATCCAAAGCTGTAACGCTCACGAGCCTTGAACCGCATGTTACCTGAATCGAAATCAGCTTCCATGTTGGTTGCAAGAGGCGCACGTTCAAAGTGCTTGAAGCCATTTGGAGCATCAGTCTTGATGAAGAACGCATCAGGATCTGTCAGGAAGTGGTTAATTGTATAACCCTCTGGCAGCATACCCATGTTCCGCATCGCGTTGATGTCATTATCCGCTGTTGATGGGCGGAGTGTTGACTCAAGCAGACGGTCAGCAACAAACTGAAGCTGTGGCGGCACAATAAGCTTCATGCCACGCAGGGCAATAATCATATTGCGCTCATCAACGAATGTTGAGATGTCGATAAGAGCATTCTCAAGTGATGTTTCGTTGAGGTCAGCAGCAGTTGATGGCTCGTTGCGGAAAGTTCCGCCACCAGCAAGCGGGTGAACCGCAGAACAAAGCTCAACGCCGTCACCACCAGTAAAGTTGGCATCAAATGCGTTGTTCAGTGTTGCAGCAGCTTTCACTTGTTTAGTGTGAGCCATTGAGCGAGCAAGAGCCTTTGTATAACGCGCACCAAGGCGGTCGTACAGGTTATCTTCCATAGCTTCTTCGGTCAAAGCAAACGCAAGAGCAATTGTTTCGTGCGTATAACGAGCAGAGTATGCTTCGTTTGCAGAATCAAATTGTACTCCAGCACCTTCAGCTTTGGTGTTGGCATTGCCAAATCCTACGAGCATGACCTCTTCTTCAAATGCACGATCTGAAGATTCGGTGTCGTAGATTTCAGCATGCTCGGCATCATAACGCTCATATTCCATTCCGAACAGAACGTTGAGGCCGGGTTCTAGCTCTTTCGCTAGTTGGGCGCGAGAAATAGCCATCAGTCAGCCTCCTTATGCCAAGCCAGTAGTGCCAGCGCTAAACAGATGATTGTTGATAACAACAATTACATTTGTATTAGCAGAGCTAACATCACTGTTCTCTGGGTCAGTGGAAATGTCGATGGCCTTGAGAGGCAAGCCAGCGGTAGTCGCGCCAGTTGTCACATCAATCTCTGTACGAGATGTGCCGGAGACAGTGCTACCAGCAGAGGCATCAACAATATCGAAATTACCAAACAGATCCGCTACAGGGAATGCAGCATCAGCTTGAATTTCGTATTGAGCATGTGGCGCATCAATAACGAAAGCTTCAATATCAGCAGCATTTGTAGAGGCTGGGTAAAAATTGGAAAAGGTTTCTTTTCCTGTAGTTGGATCAGTGTAGCGGCATCCGTTGAAAACACCCAAAACAAGATCCGTATTGCCAGCCGCGATACGCTCAATACCACCGCCAGTGACAGCTTTTACAATGTCACCTTGGAAGATTGAAGTACCGTAGTTAGCCGCAATGCGGTATTTGTTCTGCATGCCAATCAGATCGGAGCCATTACCTGAACGCGAAAGGCGTAGGCCAAAAGCGGCATCTTGATTAGCCATCTTTTTCTCTCCTAATTGTCAGCTACCCCTTTGGGTCCACCAAAGGACACAGAGGAGCTACGTTGCGGTTTTAGCTTTGGCATCGCAGCATTGGATTCACGCATCCAATCACGATCCACAGCTTCCATTTGGTTTTGCGTAGTGTTCTGGTAATGAGCATTACGCTGATCCGCAATTTCTTCAGGAATCCTAGCAAGAACTAGGCCTCCAACGCCAATTACGCCAGCGTTTCTTCCTTCGTCAATCACAGGCGCATCAAACTCTGGGTAATCCTCGGCACGAACCAATTCATATCCTTCGCGTCTACGCTTATGGACGTTATTGCGGTCATCGTATTCCATTACAGACTCACGAATCCACCTGTGTTTAAACCCTACAGGAGCTTCGGGTGCTTCCAAGGCTGAAGGCGGACGCCAATCTGCAACTCTCGCTTGTTTTTCACGGGTTTGCGAATCCCGGCTTGTGCGATCTGACATTATCCGTTCTTCCTTTTCTCTAGCCTTGCGACTTCTCGTGCATAATCTTCAAGCTTGATGCCCATTTTCTTACAAAAATCGACTTGTCCCTTGTTGAGTTGCACGGTGTCTTTCCGCCCATTTTTGGTAGCTGACCGTCCAGAGGACGCAGGGGCAACAGCTTGGGCGCTTTGCTTTTGCTCCTGAAACTTGTGCGGGAAATGATGACGCATACGCTTATCTATCTCCGCATAATATTCATCTGTAGATGGATCGTACCCTTCAACACCAACAAGCTGCGTGTGAATGGCCTCTGCACCTTTGCTCATAACCATATCCCCACCGGGGCCAAACCAAGAATTACGAGACATCCAAGACTTTAATTTGGGGTCCAAATCTTGTTGTTGAGGGGCTTGAGCGGGTTGCGCTGGCTGTTGAACTTCAGGCTCATCAACAGCTTGCTCTGAGCGAGCCTTTTGTATACGCAAACGCTCTTTTTCAATTGCAAGCTGCGACATCGCAGACTGCGCTTCAGCAACCTTTGCCATATCGCCAGCATCATATGCTTCTTGCATGGCTTTTTTAACAGCGGCCTCTTGTGTTTCAACACGAGCGCCGTATTCGCTAACATAGCCTTTGTCCAAATCAGCAAGACGCTTTTTCATTTCTTCGTTTTGCTGTTGGACCTGACGCGCATAAGCGTATGCAGCTTCGCTTTCCTCAAGAGCCTGCTTACGTTTCGCCGTAAGCTGGTTAATCCTCTTTTTAACGTTGTCGCTGTAATTTTCTAATTCGTTATCGTTTTCACCGTCAGGAGAAGCATCCTGTACAATTGTACTGGTTTCTTCTTGAGGCTGCTCGACAGAATCAGAAGAAGAGTTTTGCGGCTCATCGTTAAATTCGACAGCAACAAGTTCTTCTTGAGGTTCAGTTTCAGTTTGCAATTCTGCGTTCATTTCCATGTCTCCCACTATACATACGAAATATCGGCTGGGTCAAGAATAGTAGCGATAATATTGTCATCATTGATCAATCTTACCTCTAATCCATCGACTTTAAATCTGTTTCCAGCGTATCTTCCCATTAATACCCATGACTTCTCACTGCACCATGGGCCTGATGGGAATTTATTAGCGTCCAAATAAGCGTCTGGACCGACTTTTACGACATAAGCCGCAACTGTTGCAAAGCTTTCACGCTCTCTAACAGAGTCAGGGATGATAATCCCGCCAGCACTTTTTTGTTTCATGTAATATGGGATCACAAGCAGACGATACCCCACAGGCTGTGGCAGTCTATCAATAGCACTTAGCTCCATCTTAGATGGATCTTCTGTGTTTTTCTGATTGGGATCTTCGGGGTTTGCCTCAAACCCTTTGGAGATAGCGGCTGGGACCGGACTGGACTCAACCTCTTTAGGCTTTGACATCCTCTCTGGGACGAATAGTTTTTTAGCCATCTTCTAATTCCACACCTTTCATCGCGGCCCTAATAAGATCTTCTGAGTAGGTCAGTCCGCGTATTTGACCTACGATAAATCGGTAATCCTGTATGGATTCCGCTGCACCATCCGCTAACCTTTGGGTGTAACCCTCTTTTTGTTTGCGTATGTCTTTAAGTAAATACTCTGCTAATTGTAATGCGTCCATTACTTCTTTCCAAAAAACTTGGTCGCTGATCTGACGGCGAAGCTTGCACTTACGATTACTCCCAGCGTGTACTGATAGTAATCTGGCATGGCCTCTAAAGCGGCAAAGCCTTCTGAAACAATGTTCCTACCCCAATCACCACAGAAGGCTAATATAAGCGGGATACTGAACAAAATTGTAAGCCATTCGTCTTTCCACGAATTTTGACTGCCCTTCGCCATCAACCGCTCCCAATCTGCGGTTGAAGTTGCAGCAGAAACCATAACTTGCGCTTCAGCTTCTGCCTTTGCTTTTGCAACAGCGGACTTGCCCCGCTGCTCTTCTGTCTTTGAATCCATCCATGACCCAACGAGTCCTGAGATCGGTCCTATTAGAGCTTGTATCATTTTCTACTCATCCAAGCTGTTGTACCCATGTAAGCTCCAACTATGCCAGCCCCACTGATGTAAAATAAGTTGCTTATATCAGACAAAGCCTCAATCTTTTCAACAGGCATAGCGAACATCGCCACAGTAAATACACCCATACCAACTAATGTGTACCTAGCCATTCTAAGTTGAGCCAAGCTTTTACGCAAATCACGCTCTGTTTCGCGTATTTCTTTTGCGTGTTCAAGCTCTTCGTCAGTGATCTCACCATCACCGTCTAAGTCATACTTAGCGTATGCTGTGCCTTTTTGAAACTTCTTAGCCATCAACTAACCCTGAACTTACCCATCTTTCTGACGCTTCCTTGACCGCGACAAACGCCACCCTTGGAAAACTTTTTCGGAGCAACGGTTTTTTTAGCCGCTTCCATCTCAAGATGTCTATCATATTGCTTGTCAGTAAGATTGGTGATGTCACCAGACATAACAATAATTCTAATCTCTCTATCAGTTCGACCATCAGTGCGGCGTGTATTATCACTCATCATCTAACTCCAAGAAACCTTTGCGGCCTAGCTATACGAGAGAAACGAGATACCGTTCCGCCACTAGCTTTTCTTACTGGCTTTTTTCGCTGAAGCTTTCTTTTTGGCTGGGGCTTTTTTCGCTGGGGCTTTTTTGACTGCGACAGGGCTATCGCCACTGCTTGCCTCTGCGGGTATCCCTCCGACCTCAACTTGCTGATGTTGCTGCTGATTGTCTTTTGGCTCTTCCCCTTTTTCAATGGCATTTCTACGCTCCACCTTTTTGGACTTTTCAACTTCAGCTACTGCACGACTGATTGAGCTTGATGACATTACTGCCTCCTGTTTTGTATATTAGCAGCGGCTATGTCACGCTGCGTCTTAATGCGCTCCTCTGCAACACGAACCTTCTCTTGATTCGCTTCATCTTGCAGATCAAGCCTCTGTTGATCAATCAGAACATCATTACGCTCTTTTTCCTGATCAAAAGCCTGTCTTTCCTCAAACTGTCTAGCACGTTCTTGGATCTCTGCCCCTCGTAAAGCAAGCTCCTGCTGTCTGATTGCTACCAACGGATCAGTGTTATCAGCAGGAGCAACTGCTTGAGCGTACTGTTCTGTCAGTTCGCCAATCAGTTCTGCGGCTCTGTTAGCCACCTGTACTTGCATTTGCTGCATCATCATAGGATCTTGCTGCATCATCATTTGTTGCTGCGGATCTATGGTTTGCATAATTTCCTGTTGCGCCATGTTTTCAGCCATCATGCCAATATGCTCCTGAATATGACCCTGAAGTGTCATAATCACATTAGCATTAGCTTGAGCAGCAGGAGTAGCCATCATAGCAACATGGGCCTCAATGTGCGCTTGATGATTTTGCTCTGGAAACGCTTGCAACCTCTGATTACGCAACGCC